ACCTAATAAGAACAAAAAAGTGGTTCCATATAAAGATCCTTTTGCATATATACCAGGTAATGATGAAAGGCATGACGAGTTTTATAGTGATATAGTTGATGCCGATGTAGATTACGAGAGTGATAATAGTAATGACAAAAAAATGTTTCTAAATAAAAGACATAAAAAACTCACTAAACCAGACAATAATGTAGATAACAAAAACGCACGAACGATAGAAGAAATACAGAAAATGCTTGATGATTTACCACCTAGTCCATTTAAAGAAGATTTAATACGACGATCATCCTCTAAAGATAAGATGGTAAAAGGTGGAAAAACGAAACGAAAGAAACGAAAAAATAAAAATAGAAAAACATGTAAACAGAAGTAGATTTTGATTAGATCATAAAGAATTCCCGAATCAGGTCATCTAAACGATTCAAATAACAAATCGTATTTTTTTCATATCCTCTCTCGAAAATATGAAATGCTTTATTTCGCATCTTATATATGTAAAAGGAAATTATATTATCCTCATAATATAAATATAATTTTATATTATAATGGCGTCATTCTTAATACAAACATCGAAACAAAATGAAAAAAAACATACACTGTTTAATGCATGTTCATTAATAAATAATGATACATTTAATGATATAATACCTTTTCGCATCAAAGATGCACAATCGGTGCAACTTTATTCATGTACCCTCGGTAAGGGCATTTTGAATGAGGAAAGATGTAAAAAAATATATACAGAACAAAGTGATTTAGAAAATATAAAAAATGTATATAAAACCGAGTTTTGTTATGAAAATAAAAATGAAATATATTCGATAGGTAACGAAATAGGTAAAGGAAAATCAAATATCGTTTTTATTATAGAAAATGACAATACCAAAGTATACAGAGAATTGAAAGAAAATAAAATAGATAAGGTTAATAAATATCAAGAATTAAATGGGTTATATTTACAATGGTTTTTATCAACACAATGTAAAAATATTTGTAAGGTTTTTGATTTCGGGTTTAAGGGTGACGACATTAATTTTACAGATAATACAACCAATATTTATGCAATTATTGAGAAACTAACTCCTATTGGTAAATTTATAAGGGATAAAAAAACCAGTTTTTTATTGTCGTATGACCAAATTATAAAAATATTATATGAAATATTAAAAGGGTTGAAATGTATTCATTCAAACCATTTTATACATAATGATATAAACGAAAATAATATTGGAATAGAATTAACTAAAAATATAGAGGACATAAAAGTAAAGATTTATGATTTTGGATTATCGCAATATTTAAATAATCAATCATTTGTATATATTCCAGAATATATAATAAACGATTCAAACTATCGGGATAATATAGATCGGGATCATATAGATCCATTTATACGGTGGTATGGTTTATTTTCTAAATATAGTGATATATATGGATATGGATATTTAGCATATACCTTGTTTTTTTTTTATTTTCATTTTAATAAACAAACCGATGCTGAAAAAAAAAATGAAATTATATCACTAATTAATTCTTGTATATATCCTTTAAAATGTAATGAAAAATTATTTTATGGAGAATCTCCATCGTATATAAAAATGATCGAAAACGTAAGAGAAGAGATTACAACAAATATGGATTTACATAAGTCGGTTATGTCTCAAATTAAAGAAAATAATGAATTAAAAGATAATAATACAAAAATAATAAAAAATAAAAATATAATAAATACTGTTTTTTATAGACCATTAATAACGTTTTTATCCACAAAACGTTCTTCCGCTAAGAAATTATTAAAATCCCCTATTTTTGATAAAATACGGAAAGAAGATAAGCAGATCCAGAGTTCAAAAGGCGGTAAAACAAAAAGAACTTATAAAAGAAGAAAGAATTCTCGAATCAAGTCATCTAAACGATTCAAATAACAAATCGTATTTTTTTCATATCCTCTCTCGAAAATATGAAATGCTTTATTTTTCTCGCTTTTTAACTGAATATAATTACAAACCACACACACCAATTTTACATCGTCACGTCCTTCAAAAGGATCTTGCATAATATATTTTCCTGCACGATTCGTTTGTGCTCCTCCTCCCCACAGATCTAATTGATTCATTCCAATCAGTGTCCGATTCTGGATTTTATTGGTAATATACCAATCGGGAATTTCAGAAGTAGGTGCGTTTCCACAGTTCTTTTCAAAAGCAACTTCGTAAATATCTGCTGGTAAGGAGAGACCCAGGATTTTTTCCTTCACGATTTTATTGAATTTATTACCACGAAATGAACCTTTCGTTCCCGGAGGAATCATATCGATTAAATATTCTTTTAGAATAGCGTCTCTCGTTTCCGCCGAAATTTCCACATGTTTTTCTAAAATATTCGATAATTTTGCGACCGAATTTTTCACGGATTTACATTTTTGGTATTCCGGTAGTAAAGAAACATCCGTGAGTTTCTGAACTGTTTCGGCGCAAAATTCAGAGGAAATACGTTGATTGAGGTTTTGTAACAGGATATTTTGTAACATGACGATTGGTTTTATGTATTTTATAAAACACATAAAATATTATATCAATTTTTCCTAAAATGTATCTAGAAAAAAATTAGGCGGTGGAAACTTTGGGATCATAAAACAAATCTTCGAACCATTTCAATGGAACCGTCATGTATTTCGTAGTTCGATCATACGTGCTGTATCCAATCAAAAATTCATTCGCCATTTTCTCAAAACCTAATGCATATTCCACTTTCTCTCTTTCCAACGTAAAATATCGGGTATATCTACGGACATTTCCAGTAACATTATCCAATGCCACGATAATATGGTAATAATAACGACGATCTTCATAGGATACCGCATGACATAAGAACCACGTCTCTCCAAGATGATCCATTTCTACACCATTACAAGAACCCCGAATATGTTTGAAAAAAGAGAGAGTTGGATGTGTTTGGGTCGTGCGGAATTCACTTCCATTTACTTCTCCAATCGTAAGTGGATGCCATTTATATACCATTTTTTTTACATTTTTCGAGGTAGCAGATGGGAATAAAACCCAGTTTTTCTCAATCGCACATTGCCCTTCTTTTTCTAAGAAGACCTCTTCATAAGTAGATAAGGTATCTATATTGATTTTGCCATGTTCTACTACCATATTTCCACATTCAATGCCGCGATTCGCATTATATAAAACGGTTCCGTCTTCTAATACAGATAAACGAATATCTTCTAAACCTACATAATATCCATCGGCATCGGTATTATATTTTAAAACGCCTTCTTTTATCACGGACCATTTTTTAGTCTTTATATTTTTCTCCAACACCGCAATCGCATTAATCGTATGAATGGTTCCCGGATTTTCATAGCCACCATCTTCTTTGATCTTGTAATTCACTATACGAACGATAAATACCCATCGTTTACTAGGTAACATGCAGAAACTAGGAGTGCTAGACACGAAACCCGGATTTTGCTGTAAAACGTCTTTTCCGATGGATTCTAAAATCGGCTGTAAATAATGTTTTTGCCATAAATCGGTTCCTTGTTCAATGGCTTTATCTACTGTGAATTTGTAATTACTCATGACATTATTGTATATCCAATTTTCTACATTGGGATCACTCACTACTTTCATATTGACAATATTCAAATTATATTTATCTAGGTTCTCGTAATAGGCAATGATCGACAATTCGAAATCCAGTTTATAATCATAGATATCGCGTTGCATAAATAAATAATCTCTCTCTGGATGATCTTTTCGCATACGATCGGCTAATGCGTAATACATATATGCAATTCGGTTTTTGCCTAAATATCGATAATATTGGGTAATTTCATATAAACTTTCAATCCGATTTGGCCATGCTTGATAGGCATCCATCCATGCGCAAATTGCTTTTTCCGGTTGATTCAGCGCTTTCCAACATCTACCGATATTAAAATGACTATACCATACTTCTTCTATCCATCCACCAATTTCCACTCTCTTTTTGTAATATTCAATCGCAGCTTCATGTTGTCCAGAATCTTTGTAACTATTGGCTAAATAAAAAGTATATCGATCATTGTTCGGGATTTCTTCTAGTCCTTTTAAAAGTAAACGAATATCTCTCAAAAACTTGTCCTGTTTTGATCCTCCATCTCCAATATCTTTAATAAATACCACGTCTTTGTTCATTTTACCTTGAGTTGTATTGGGAGGATAATCTACATATTCATGTGTTACTCCCCAGTATTTAAATCCCATACGATTACGAACGATTCTGGTATTTTTATAATAATACGTATCGGATCCCTGATATACATGGTATGCATCTTTGGTCAACATTCGTTTGAAATCATCCGCCGAAATGGCCGGATTTTTCCAGAAAATCATATCGGCATCTAGTAGTAAAATATATTCAGCATTCATTTGGTCGCATGCTTTTAGGGCAAAGGAACGATTATACCCGAAATCCTGGAAAGGTTCTACGATGACTTTACCTGGGATATTTTTCTCTTTGAAAAAGGTTTCAATGATATCTACCGTATCATCCGTGCTACCAGTATCGCAAATGCAATAAGTATCGATGATATTTGCTACGGAATTCAAAATACGATGAATCACTTTACTCTCGTTTTTCACGATCATATTTAGACATAACCTTGGAATCATCTCTCCTGTTTTATATTATAAATTATATTACTGGACGTTTCTTTAATTCATTTTCTCTCGAAATAGGATATTCTTTTTTTTTACATTATTTCAGTATTTTTATGAATTGAAGGAGAAATAATGTAATTTACTTTTTAGATTTACTAGGTTTTACAAGTTTTTTTCGACGGTTTGTATATTTTTTTCTTTTATTTTTCTTTTATTTTTCGATTTTTTTTTATTTTTACGTGTTCGTTTTCCACCTAGTTCTGGAGAATCATTATAATCCTTATCTCCAACTACTTGTGAATTTTCATTATTATTATTATTTATTATTTCTGCTGTAGCTAATGGTGTATTTTCATCATTGTTTACAATATCTTCTAATTTTGAATTTATTTTTTCAAACTCTTCAATATTATTAATATTATTATTAAATTCATTAATTATATCTAAGTTATCAGTAATTACTTTAATTTGTTTTCCCATAGTGTTTTCGGCTTCTCTTATTATTCCAATTTTTATTATTTCATATTTATTTTGTAATTCTGCGTCAATAGTTTCTAAATTTTTACCTTGCGTTATAATACTAATCTTATTTATGCCAGTTTTAAATTTATAGTTTAAATCATCTAGTATATTAGAGTTGTTTATTATATTTATATGTTTTGTATGTATGCTTTTAAAACGTATAATATCTTTATCATAATCTATATAATTACATTCTTGATTTGTAAAAAAATGGTATAATCTAGTTAATCCATGCTTACAATTCCCCATATTTTCTATTATTTTTATGGTCCCATAATAAGATGTGTTCAATGAATTTAATAATTTTATATATGCAAGATTTGTTTCTTTTATATTTTCTAATAATTTTTGTTCTACATTATCTTTTATGTTATTAATTATCTTATTCCTTTCTTGGGCATTATTTACAGCAGTATTTTGTGTATTTATTCGATCATTATAGTCACTCAATTTAGTTATAGGAGTAGCTAATAGGCTTGTTATTGATGTAGTAAATTTGCCCGCTATATTTGCAATTTCTGATCCATTATTACTGATACTATTTGAAATGCTTGTTATATGATCTAGTGTTTGACTGGTAGATTTAATTAATTGATCACCAGTATTTAAAATAGTATTCGTTATTTTGAAAGCTGAATCTGCATTTTCAGCTGTGCCTTTTAATACAATGTTAGCTGATTCTGTCGCTGTTGTAAAAATTTTTTTAGCATTATCTATATTTGTAGCGGTAAATTCTCCACTAGCTGCGGTTATATTTTTCCCCTGTTTTAATGTCTCAGTCGCGAATTCTCCAGTAGCTTCGGTTATTTTTTGTGATTGCACGGCAGCCTGTTCTAGTATTTTTACAGTATTATCTACTGTTGTTACTGTTGTTTCTGTCAATTCCGCAGTTTTTTGAACTGCTGCCGTAGCATGTTTAACCGTGCCTACTAAATTTTCAGCAATTTCAATTCCCGTTTTTATTAATCCTGCCATTATATAATATCCTATTATTTTTATGCATTATATATTGACTACACTATGAAACCTAAATGTAAACCGGTATAAATATAAATATCCATATTTTCTAAATATATTTTTCTGTAGATACATTAACAAATCAAATCCATGGCATTTACCAGATTTCATGATGATCCTGCGAGAATTCAAAAAAGTTTAGAAGAATCTACCTTTTCTGGAAGATATCGACTAAATGCTCCTGGTCCGGGAGCGAATAATCCCTTTTGGGAAGATCCCAATGTTCGTCTACAGAGATGGGGCGCAAATTTACATCAAAATACCGTGGAATTGGAGAGTGATTTCCGTGGATTAACCCGTAGATTGAATCGAGATCTACTTTTGGAAAATGATTACCAGAAAAAAGCGGTAAATGCTCCCATTTTTGAAAATTATGGTCATTACCAACCATTTGTAGAAGAATCGAGAGCAACTCATCCAGCATGGATGTATCGAGTGAATGAGAGAGAGAGATGGGAGGAACCATGGATCAATCCGCAATATGGATTAGACAAACCGTTTCATGATAATATTTCAACGCGTATTTTAGAAAAAGATAATTTTGTTTCGGTCATTCCTAAATATACAACGGAACAATAAAATATAAAAGGAAAATTCATTTTATATTTTATAACCAATCCATAATGGAAAACGAAATTCAAAATGCCTTCGATATCGTGATTACGGTTGGTCCGGATGATATCTCTATTATTCATGATCAACTGGAATATACGAAAAAAAACGTCCTGGGATTTAGAAATATCTATATTATCAGTTACGATCCTACTTTAGAAGTAAAAGATGCCATCACCGTTCCAGAATCATTCTTCCCCTTTGATAAAGAAATGATTCGCCAATATGGCTGTCCGGAATATCGTTGTGGATGGTATTTACAACAATTGATTAAATTATATGCAGGAAGGATAGTTCCGGGTATTTTAGAGAGATATTTAGTAATCGATAGTGATACCTTTTTCTTGAAACCTGTATCTTTTATTACAGAAGAGAATGTATGTTTATATACCTATTTAGCTGAATATTGGAAATTATATTTCGAACATATGGAACGACTACATCCGTCGTTTGTAAAAATGGATAGTGAAAAATCGGGAATATGTCATCATATGATGTTTGAGACTGCATATGTGAGAGAAATGATGGATTTAGTCGAAATGCATCATCAAAAAACGCATTTTTACAATATATTTCTAGAAACATTGGATCATTCGAATCGATCAGGAGCATCCGAATATGAAATATATTTTAATTTCATGCTAAAGTATCATCCAGATAAGATGAAATGGAGAGAATTGAAATATAAAGGGAAACGGCGTTCCCTCGATTTTTCGGGAGATATGGAAATGGATTATGTATCTGTGCATAGTTGGATACAATCCTAATATTTATGTATGATTATAGTATAGTATTGTATATATGATTAATAAAAAATATATATTTTTATTAATATTTTTATTTATCATTTTATTATTATTATATCATCATTTTTTTGTAAATATAGAGAATTATGAAAATTTTACATCATCAAATATAGGTATACCTAAAATAATTCATCAAACTGCACCAGCAGATAAATCTAAATGGAAAGAAGATTGGCATACCTGTCAAAAAACATGGTTTGAATATTTTCCAGAACCGGAATATACCTATAAGATGTGGAATGACGATGATTTAGAGAATTTAATTATGAATGATTTTGCGTGGTATTATGATATTTATAAGTCTTATAAAAAGAATATTCAAAGATTTGATATTGCCAGATATTTTATACTATATAAATACGGTGGGATATATGCAGATATGGACTATATGTGTATGAAAAACTTCTATGATTTATTACCTCAGGATAAAGTTTCTATATCAGAAAGCCCTTTTACGGGAAGTGAATATTTTCAAAATGCATTAATGATTTCGAATGCGAATAATGATTTTTTTTTGAAAGTGATCGAAGAGGCAAAAAATAGGAAAAATTCAGAAGATGTATTATATTCAACTGGACCAGTATTAGTTAGTGATGTATATTTTAAAAATAAGGATATGGTAAATCCACTTTCGATTGATTTATATAATCCTTCTACAAAAGAACCAGAAAAATTTAATCATCCACATGTTATAACAAAACATTTATGCACGAATTCATGGAATTAGATATAAAATATTTTATGATATATTTAGCAACATACGAAAAAATAATATAAAATCACATATAAAATTATATATTTATTATAATATTATAATAATAATGGAATTCGTCATACCTTTAGTCGCATTGGGTGGATTATATATTGTTACTAAAAACACGAAAAATGAAAACTTTACGGGTCAACGTGGTATTGGAGGAGAAGAAAAAATTACTGGAAACAGTGATTATACTACTTTACCAAATACCGATGTTCCCAATAAGAATTACCCATCGGAATATCCGATCGTCTCTCAAGAAAACGAACTCACCTCGAAATTATCTACAGTAAATCGCTTCGATGCACCACATGTTTATACAGACAAGTATTTCAATCAAAATCACAATAGTGGGACTGTAAAAGATTATGCTACTCTTAATAGTGGACCTCTCGGTCAAAACAACGCAGGAAATCCTTCATACAATAAAGCACCGTATTATTCTCTCACTGGAGAAAAAGTAGATTCTTCTTACTTTCAACATGACAATATGGTTCCTTATTTTGGAGGACATGTTCGATCTAGAAATTTAGATGCCAATTCCAATGAAAGCACTTTAGACAATTATCAAGGACAAGGCTCCCAGATTTTCTCCAAAGTTGAACAATCCCCTCTATTTGCACCGGGAGAGAATTACAATTATGCATTTGGTGCTCCCAATAGTAATGATTTTTATCAATCCCGTGTCAATCCTAGTTTACGTATGGCAAATGTAAAACCATTCGAAGATCAAAAAGTCGCACCCGGATTAGGATTAGGATATACTACGGATGGTTTAGGCGGTTTTAATGCGGGTATGGGAATGAGAGAAACATGGATGCCGAAAACCGTGGACGAATTGCGAGTAAATAATCATCAAAAATCATCCGGACATGGTTTATTGGGTCGTGAAGGACCTGCGATTTCCAATATTACCGTTCGTGGAGAACATGCCCCCGTAAATAAGAATCGACAAGATACTGCATTTGAATTGGGACAAGAACGATTATTTACTACATTAGGCGTGGAAACTGCACCTACTTCTCGTGCCATTACTATTGAAAAACATTTGAATCGTCCAGAGACACATGCATCGTATGCAGGTGGGGCGGGAGCACAAGTAGATGGCACGTATGGAAAAGGAGAATATATGGAATCGAAACATATGGATTTAGGACCAGTTCCGTATGGAATTGCGACATCGAAAACTACAGGAACAGATGCCGATTACGAGAGAAAAAGTAAATATGCGTATACAAATAATAGAACCGTCAATGATTCTAGTGATTATTTCGGTGCAGTGGGTGGTGCTATCGGTGCCGTAATTGCGCCATTATTGGATGTTTTACGTCCTTCTAGAAAAGAGAATACGATTGGTAATTTACGTCCTTATGAAAATGCCCATACTAAAAATGGTTCTTCTTATGTATTCAATCCTGCCGATAGATTGGGAACTACCATTCGAGAGACCACGGAAAATAATCGGTTTATTAATGGTGTGAATGCAAATCAACATGGAGGAGGATATTTATCTACCGAAGTCCAACCAACCCATAATGAGAGAGATACCACGAATGTATTTTATGCCGGAGGATCGAGTGCGGCAGATCGGTCCAAATTACCTAGAACCTATGATGCGGAATACAATCAACGTAATAATGATATCAAAGCATCTACAATTGATGGACGTATGGTTCCTGGAAACATGGATTTATTGAATACCGATATAAACATGCGAAATCGTCAGGGAGATCAGATGCTGAAAAATAATCGTGCAATCACCGTTACTGCCGGTCCTAAATTATATTATTCTCCGGAACAAATGGGGACAAAGACTACGGGAGATCAATCGTTGTATCAAAATATCCAATTGGATCGTAATTCTCCCGAAATTTTAGACGCATTGAAACAAAATCCATATAATCTCTCCATCACTGGAAATCAAAATCAACATAGTCCATGGAAAATGAGTGCAGTGGCATAACATAGGCACTATCACGGAATTCGATATATAATATTTAGAATGAGGATTGGACTAAATATTATCTTTTTTAAGTATTGTAACTGTTTCGTCTCCCCACAAATCGTTTACGAATCGCAGTATTGGTAGGATAATGATTAAAAATACCATCATGGGTTTTGCCGTAAATAACCCCCATTTCCGTATCATTGTTCCAAAAGGTTTTTCGTTCTTCTTTGGTATCGATTTCTCTCAAAATGGGAGAAGGGAATTTTTTATGAGAAGTCGCCCATGGTATTTCTGGAAAAAGAACGTCTTCCTCTTCATCGTGTTCGTGTTCCTCTTCATCCTCTCTCTCCAAATCTTTTATTTCTAATTTGTTCGTTTCCATTTCTTTTATAAGAACGTCTACGTAGTTTTCAAATGTTTCTTGCACGAGCGGTGAAATCGGTAAATCTGGAAAAGACAATAAATATTCAGTTCTTTCTACTATATCCGCTTTGTATTTTGTATACTGCTCTCTTTTTTCCATTATTTTACGGTATGTTTCTGGTTCGTTTTTAGACAAATATTTACGATAGTTGGATTTATTGGTGAATAATTCTAATGTTAACTTATCTACGTTGTCCATATTTTCTGTTCTGTTCTTTTCTTTTATATTAAGTTTAGAAAGATATGTTTGATTACTTTTCAATGTAAAATAATATCGAGTCAATATATATCATATAAAATAAAATGCCGGATGTTTCCCCATTTGGATTTAAAAATTCTACATCGGGATTACCTACTGCCACAAATAATTTAGGCGGACCTTTCCAAGGATATTCTCCACAACAAACGATCCATAATTATAAAAACAGTGCGGATGTCATTGTAAGAAGAGAAGTAAAAAAGGCATGGAACACTTCTTATGCTACTGGAAAACATAATGATTTAAACCGAGTGGTTACTCCTTTCCGTGCAGTAACCAACTCTGGTGATTTTTTAAGTAGAAAGAATTATGTATGTGGAGGACCAAATCCTGCAAATAATACGCATACTGGATACAAGGTTAGTTTAGGAGGTATTATCAATAGTTGTGATGGAACCAATGTTCCATCTAGTTCTTGTAATGTGAAATTCGTTCCAGATTCATCCGAATACACAAAATACCGTAGACAACGTGCATTTAACCAGAACTACAATGATGTAAAAAATGGTGGATATAATAATTCTGCCTATGTCAATATTATGGCAATTCGTAGCTAAGCGAATGCAAGAGTAGTTTTATTTTGTATAAACAAAAAAAATAAATAAGGTATTTTATTTATTTTTTACAAGACAATCTAATCTAATCTAATCTAATCTATTTATGCAGTCGTCTTCTTGACAATCTTCTTGACAATTTTCTTCTTTGGCGCAACTACCTCTTCTAATTCTGGCTCAGGTTCCGGTTCTGGTTCCTCCACTTCTTCGGTTGCTTCCACTACTTTAGGAACCGGAACAGGAACCACTACTTTAGGAACCGGAACAGGAACCTCTACTTTAGGAACCGGAACCGGAACCTCTACTTTAGGAGCCGGAACCGGAACCTCTACTTTTTTCTCGACTACTTTCACTGGTTCAAATTCTTGATCACTGTCTTCTGTATAAGACGACACTACAGGTGCCTTCTTTTCAGGTTCCTTCTTCTCAATGGTTTCTACATCTTCATCGGTTAATTGAATATGACACTTTCCAAAGACATTCTCCATGATTTGAGGCTTCACTACACATTGAATCAACTTCCAAGTCAATCCCCAACCTTTACCACCAATCCAGATTCCACCACAAGCAATGACCGATGCAACATTGCTCTGTTTAGGAACCAAATCAATTGGTGATGCCAATTTAGGAGAAGGAAACAATAAATTCATTTTAGTGTCGTAAACCTCCACCTTCCAATCTTCCCCATATTTAGGGACTTTTGGACGAATGGAAGGGGCACGAGTAGTATCAATTGCCTTGGTTTCCTTGTTTTTAGGATATTTCAAAAAGGGAAAGAACCCGTATTCTACAATTTCACGCGATTGTTTCTTTCCAAACCATACTTCGGAATTTGCTACAGCGTCTACAATCAATTGTTCTTCAAAATCTTTCAATTTTTGTAATGCGACATTTGTCTCAGGAGTTGCATATTCCGCATTAGGAAAATTCAATTGCATACTGAATTTCCCATCGGATTCGCCCGTCTTTTCATCTGTGTAATCACTAATTCCCCAAGTCATCATTAAAGGCAAGGTTAGATGAATCGATCGATTGGTTTGATTACTAATCACATTGATCGACTTACCACCCTTATCATTCAACTTTGGGGTCATATACTTCTTTGCAGAAGGATTCCAATCAGACATTTTGA